CTGAAAAATTAGCTAACAAGGAGTAGTATATGTGGAATAAAATTCGTTTTTGGTTGCATGAAAATGATCGACAACTAACATGGTTCTTCATTGGTTTATTTGTTATGTGTTTCTTTGTGGATATGGGCAAACACAACTATCCAGGCGCAGTATTGGATGCTTTCATTGTAGCAGTAAATTACACTCTCCGTCCTCGATAACAGTTTTACGTTACACTGCACAGTCATGCTCCTAGTGTAACGTCCTCAAAGCTCAATGTTTAACTACGTTGAGCTTTTTTTTGATAATGATAAATATCTTTATACAGGAATTATTGAAATGACAACGGAATTTTTTAGAAAGTTTGCAGACTTGATTACAGAAGCCGAAGTGCCTGTTGTTAATCCTGCCGTTAAAAAAGCCGCAATAAAAATAGAGCGCGGAGTTCATCGTATTTCTGGCATAGGAAATGATGATGGCTACGAATGGTTAGCAGGATGGAACACACCAATCGGAGTAGCATACAACGCATATTGGGAAACTGACGCATGTGATGACACAGATTTCTCCGACTACTTAATACAAACTGTAGACCATAATACTATATTAGAATATGGTGCAGATGTTGCGAGCTGGGTTAACGACGCTAAATTTGATATTGATTTTTAAATAAGGAATTAGTTTACTAACAAGGCACTTTTTAGTGCCTTTTTTTATCGGTTGATTTACTTAAAACAATCAAGTATACTAATACTATGATATCTTATAATCACATCGAAGACTATTTGGAACTGCTAGGCGGCCACACACCTGGTACGTTGGTAATCGTTAACCCTCCCGAGCCTCCTATTATCAACTTAGCACGTTATGATATTACTATTGTTGAAAGCATGAGCGCACATACCTATTGGGGTGGCGCCTTAACAGATAGACAAGCAGATCTTGCTGTACGGTTAGTGCTTAAATACCGCAAACAGTTTGCACGATTCGGTATTGATGTAACACCGGCAGAAATTCCGCAGTTTCGTAAACCAGTACGAGTTGTTAATAGATCAAAACAAATTTGGTTAGATGATGAACGTATCGGTGTACGCTTTCCCTACGACCTACCAATGATTAAAGCTATACAAGAAGAACGTAATATAAGTCAAGGTAGTATGAAGTACAATCAAGAAGAAAAGGTTTGGTATTTGGCCATCACCGAATCTAATGTAAATTGGGCTGTGACCTGGGGCGAAATAAATCAATTTGAAATTGATCCACTCGTACAAAACTTGTTTAATTTGATCATGGAGTGCGAAGCTAGTACATACGAAATTAAACTAGTGCGTACAGACACTGGGTATGAAATTACCAATGCTGCTGATAGTTTAATTGAATATATTAACACCAAGTTAGGCGGATTTGGCCCCGATAATGCACTGGCATTAATTGACAATTCTGGTGTGTTAGGTTATACCTATGATGACAATCTAGTACGACCCACACTGTTAGATATATTCGGCAGTAAACGTGATATACATTTGCCTATGACAGAAGATGCTTTGTCATTTCTATTTTCATACGCAGAGTTAACCAATCGTTATCCTATATGCATTTATGATCCAACTATGTCATCGGTAAATATAGACTTGAGTAGATTCGCTGAAGATGAAATTGTCCGTTTTAACTATAGTGGTAAAACAAAGACTTGCGATTACAATATAAATTATGTTAAAGTAGTGTATGCAAATAAGATTCCGTCCACATGGAATTACTCAATACCATTGTTGGTCTCCACTGTGGAAATGATGTACGGCGGCAAACGTATGGAATGGATTAACCAAGCAGAAAAGATAGCCTACTGCACCAATACCAAATTAAGAGAAAACGATTAATGGCAACCTGTAAAATTATAATTAAAGATGAAGTGAACTGTAAGTTAGATGGACTTGAACTTACAGAACGCAAATATCTTGCAAACAAATTTAAGTATGAAATACCAGGTGCACGTTACCTACCAAGTGTACGTCTTGGTCGCTGGGATGGCAAGGTAGCATACTTTCAATTGGGTGGCAGTACCTACACTAATCTGCTTGCTGAAATGTTACCCTACATTGACGAGCGTGGATATGATATTGAGCTAGAAGACCTACGCGACTATCGTACACAGTTTGATTTTACGCAGGTAACAGAAGCTACATTTGCACATAAAGTTTGGCCAGCTAAACATACAATTGCAGGTCAGCCAGTTGTGCTTAGAGATTATCAAATTGAGATTATTAACAAGTTTCTTGAGAATCCGCAGTGTCTACAGGAAATTGCCACAGGTGCAGGCAAGACATTGATCACTGCGGCACTTAGCTATAGCTGTGAGCAGTATGGTCGTACTATAGTAATCGTACCAAATAAATCGTTAGTTACACAAACAGAAGCAGACTACATCAACTTAGGATTAGACGTTGGTGTGTATTTCGGTGACCGTAAAGAGTTTGGGCATCAGCATACAATCTGTACTTGGCAGAGTCTAAACATTCTACTTAAAAATACCAAAGCACACGAAGCTGACATTACTATAATGGAATTTCTAGAAGATGTTATTTGTGTTATGGTTGATGAAGTACACATGGCCAAAGCAGATGCACTTAAAACATTACTTACTGGTGTAATGGCACATATTCCGATCCGGTGGGGATTAACAGGCACAATACCTAAAGAAATGTACGAATTTATGAGCCTAAAGTGTTCATTAGGCGAGGTTATTGGCCGTTTGAGTGCCAGTGAATTGCAGGACCAGGGTGTACTTGCTAACTGTCACGTAAACATCTTACAGTTAATTGATCATGTGGAGTATAAAGACTACCAAAGCGAACTGCGTTATCTATTAGAGACCGAAGCACGTCTAGATTACATAAGTAAACTAGTAGAAACAGTACGTAAGACAGGCAACACACTTGTGCTAGTTGACCGTATTGCACCAGGCAAGGCATTAATTGAAAAGATTAATAATGCTGTGTTTGTCAGTGGAGGAACTAAAGCAGATGACCGTAAAGAAAGCTATGATGAGTTTGCAACAGGCGATGACTTTGTTGCTGTTGCCACTTATGGCGTTGCGGCTGTTGGTCTTAACATTCCTCGTATTTTTAATCTTGTGCTTATCGAACCTGGTAAATCTTTTGTCAGGGTCATCCAGAGTATCGGGCGTGGCATTCGCAAAGCGGAAGACAAAGACTTCGTCCAAATCTGGGACGTAACATCAACTTGTAAGTTTGCTAAACGGCATCTTACAGTCAGAAAGAAATTTTATACAGAAGCAAACTATCCTTATGCGGTAGAAAAAACGGAGTGGAAGTAACACATGCACATCTTAACCTTAGAAAATCAAGCCTACGAAATGAACGAAATCCCCGACGAAGTTGAGGATCTGCGTTTTGCAATATTAGACAATAGTGACCCAAAGAATCCAGACTACTTCTTTATTCCGTTAATCTTTTTAGAATCATTTAACAGCCCGGCACTGGTATTAAACATCGGCGGCAACATAGTAAAAATGCCTGTGGACTGGCAGGTACTTATTGGTGAGCCCGACATTGGTGACCTAGAAGTAATACCGCTAACTAGTATTAACGATCGAGGCTTTAGTGTGTTTGCATTTAATCCCCTAAGTAGCTTTAAACCAGAATTCTTTAATATTGAGATAGTAGACATTTATCAAGATGTCAAGTGGTACTTCCCTAAACTTAAACCCGGACAGATGTTGGCCGTGCCGGTTGAATCGGGCACCGCTCCTTTGTGTGTGTACTTTGTTAAGGATATTAGCCGTCAGAGTGAAATTGTGGACTACTCAAAGATCTGGTAATATGATACACAAAAAAGCATGGCGACTTTGGGCCAAAGCACTCGGTGAAAAGACTGGATCAACTGATAAAGAAGCAGATAGAGTCGCACTAATACGTACTATAATTGTATTATCATATCTGCTGACAAACTTTACTATTGTTGCAGGTGTACTGCGACACTGGAACGGATAATATGGTAACTAAACTTAATCCTAGTGTGATCACCGACGATATGATGTACGAAGGTGTAATAGCATTAGATGATAATGAACTAAAAGATTCAATGGCCCAAATACGAGAAGATCGTCTTTGGGGTGAAGTTCGGCGAGCCGCAAAAACAAATAAGACTTTACAAGCTGCACTTGATCATGCTATAATGATATATAAGTTATCAAAGGAATATAAAGATGGCGTATAATCCAGACCAATATAAAGCAAAGAAAAAACGTGCAGTGGATCCTAATGCGCCACCGCGCCCTAACCTGCTGTCGCATGACAAAGTTATTAGAGAACAAAAAGATGTTATTCTAAATTTGCAACTACAAATACATAGACAAGCCGAAGAATTGGAAAGTCTTAAGTACAAATACAATAATATGCAACAAAGTATAACTGGAATTCTTAGTTATTTGCGCAAAGGTAAATGATGAGCAGTAGTTTACAAATCAACGATGAAATGGCAGCATATGATCGCAAAGATCGTGCTTACTATGATAACTTTACAGAAGAAGATCGTAAGAAGTTCAGTACCTATCTAATGCTACGTTATGGTGCTAGTGTCACAGGTTCGAGTGACCTACAGGCATATTATCTACTAGCAGTGAATGAACGTGTAAATAAAAACTTCTTTGACATAAACAAGCACACTAAGTTACAATGGCTATGTTGTACAACTGTAAGTCCGGGCATGGGCAGACAAAGTCATTATTGGCAGGGCACCAAAAAGAAAGAAGGCAACAGCAAAGCATCAAAGTTTCTTGCTAAACTATATCCTAACCTACGTCAAGATGAACTCGACGTGCTGGTAGCAATTAACGATACTAAAAGTCTTAAACTCTTAGGTCAACAGCTGGGCATGGATGATAAGACCATTAAGAAAGAGTTGGAATGATCGACGACATAGTATCAGCTTGGAATGAAGGTAAAACTACTATAGAAGCTACACCAACATATACCTGTAAATATTGTTCAAAGGAATTTCGTAAGGAAAGTACTTTGGCTGCGCATCTTTGTGAGCCCAAACGTCGTTGGCAACAGGAAAAGGAAGTTGGCGTACAGTTTGGTCTACAAGCATACCTACGTTTCTTTGAACTGACACAAGGGTCAGCTAAACTAAAGAGCTATGCTGACTTTGTCTCAAGTCCATACTACACAGCGTTTGTTAAATTTGGTCGTCATATTATTAATATCCGGGCTGTGAACCCTAAATTATTTATTGAATATGTAATTAAACAAAATAAGAAGATTGACCATTGGACACATGAAGTAATATACTTAGAATACTTGCATCAATACATGCGCAAAGAAGCAGTACAAGATGCACTTGAACGAGCACTAACGGAGATGCAGAATTATGTGGATGAAAATACGGAATTATTTCCAAACGGGTTTACAGACTATTTTAGA